GCCCCACACTCATCACATACTTGGTCTAACAAATACATTCCTACTTGTCTAGTCTCACTATCCCACATAACTTTTAAGTTCCACATCTTCGAACCACACACACATACAAGTGCTGGCTCACCTCGTAAGTCAAACATTAATAATAATTGTATTTAACGTGGAACCGCCAAGCAGAACAAGGGGTTTTATATCTGTGCTGGATATATTTATATGTATGTAATAACTGAACCATAGGGTCTTTGCTTTTTTCTTTAAGTCTTTGTCCAATTCCGTATGCACTTGAACCAGATTGGTTCTTTGCAAGATGGTCATACTTTGCTTCTTTAATAAATATTTTATCAAGACAAGCCCATTCCTTATCCTTCCAACCGTATCCAACCCAAGCAATTTTCTTAGCCAACAACTTGTTGGATTTCTTCTGCTCCATTGTAGCCTTAGTCGGCTCAGGGGTGGGGGATTTGGAGGGTGAGTTTATCTTATTGACAGAAAATAAAGTTAGGGTGATAACCAACAAAGCCGTGGCTACCACCCGCTTGTGTATTAACTTACCTTTTTTCTTGCTCTTACCTTGCGTCTGTCGTGTTCCGTTAGTCCGCCCCATACGCCAAACCTTTCGTTGTTCTGTATCGAATATTCAAGGCACTCTACCTTGACAATACAGGCTTTACATATTTGTTTAACGTGGGCTGTCCTCTCCCCTTTGTCGGGAAAGAATATCTCAGGGTCTACCTCAGCACACAACGCCTTTCTAGTCCACTCAGGTGGCATTAACACCTCAGCAATTATACTCATCTAGTCCTCCAACTTTTCCAATAGGTAAGCCATTTTCTGTGGTATCTGAGCACAAGTAATAGGAGGAAGAATACTGTTATGCTCATCTTAATTCTTGTATCTGGACTACATCACCTCTATCTACATCTTTCCATTTGTAGTTTACATAATCTTGGTTCTCAAATAACCATTCATCTTTAGCCTGCATTGTCCAACTATCCCAATCCTCTGGAATACCGACGCCCTCTGGTAGGAATACTCTTACGCATTCCGTCCCTTTGGTTTCATAGACAATATCAAAAGCATTTCTTAGAACAACCACATTGCTAGGTGGGTCGCCTAAAAATCTTTCACCATTGTTATCTGTTCTAACTACCCTGCTCGTTCCAATCATTATGCATTCTCCATTTCTTTTTCTTTTTCTAAATACATATCCATATTGCAATCGTCGCAAAATGGTTTCTGATTATAGTAGTTATACCAAGCAGGATTTTTTATTTCCCACCCACAAAATTGGCATATGTCCATTGTTATTTTACCTCCTCTACTGCGTGCCATACAAACCCATCTTGATACCTAGTAATCTGCCCTAGAATATCAAACCATTGGCTATCAACCTCTGCGGTTATTTGATACTTAACCATTCTTTTTCTCTCCTGTCAATTGAATTAATCTTTCTGCCGAAGATACTAAGTCATCAAATAAGTCAGGATTATTTCGACTTGGTTTCCATTGGTAAGTAAGTTCATCTAAGTAATGACCAAAACTCATTCCTTCGTGCTCGTCCTCATCCCAATTTACCACCCAATCTGGGGCTTCTTGAGAGTTAATCAAACCACTTTCGGAGTTTTTCCAATAGATTTCATACCCATTGAACTCATCCCAAAATAATATGACTACATATTCTTTACCTTGATATTCAAAATAAACATATCTTTTCCAAGATAATTCTTCGTGCTCTTTACCAGTAATTTTTATTTCTTGTGTTGCGTTCATTGCTTCTCCTGTCTCCATTGGTTTATTTTATTCTGATTGTGTCTGAATTGGCAAGGTTATCCCAATCAATCGAGAGAACATACCAACTCTCTTCATCATCCTTTGCAAGTTCCCAACCTTTATCTGCGTCGGTGGCTCTGTTGCGTTGTCGTAGTTTAACCATTGCGGTTATTGTGTGTTCCCATTCTGGTGTATCTTCATTTAACATTTACTGCCTCCTTTGGACAATCTGCATATGGAAAATATTCTTGCTCTTCACAAGAACAAAAGTTAAACTGTTCTACCTGCGTTTTGTGGGTTAGTTCTGCCAACTCTCCCCAACTTATAGACATCTCACTCATTAACTCACCTTCTCTTTTAATATAGTTTGCTCTACTTTATAGGTTAGATACTTAGCCATATCTGGATTAGTCTCTTCAAGCATAATATTTTTTGCGGTCTCTATTGCTTCCTCCTCATTAAGGGCAGAAATATAAATCCCGCCCTCATAAGCAACTCTTATCTCGTAGTCTTTGTAATCACTCATTTATCACACCCACAAATCTTTATATCTTGTAAGCAATCGCCACACATATCACACCCCACAAATCTCGATAGTGTTAAAGCAAAATCCCGTGCCCGTCCACCAGATACGGGTTGCGATTAGATAAAAGGCAACGAGCACCCCAAGCACGAACAACGCCCGCACTATTGTGCGTGTGCGGTAATAGGTAGGAGATTTCATTATGCCTCCACCAATTCGTCTTGATTTGTATTTTGAAATGCTTGGTCTACTACTGCGTCCCATACCATACGCTTTGCCACGAATAAATAAAGGCTCTGCAAAGTTGTAAGTTTTGGTTCTATATCTGACGCTAACCCTGCCACCCCTTCGTCGATTTCATTACTAGCCCATAGGCTCAAGGCTTGCACCTCGTCATTTATGTTTTTGTAATAGGTTTCACATTGCCCGTTTGCATACTCGTGCCCGTAATCTCTAAGGTCATCTATGCTGTAATCCTCGTAAACATTAACATAACCTTGGACATACATTGCGGTGTCTTTGATTTCATCTAACCACACGCTACCCCCTGCAATATCTGGCAACAGGTTAAAGATGTCGTAAGTTTCTCCGCCTTTAATTTTCTCAAGCGTAGCCAATAACTCCACGCCCTTTACTTTATTTTCCATTTTGCTAGTCTCCCGTCTAGTCTTGCAAGGTTAGGCATTCGCCTTACCCCGTGCCCTATGGTGTCTTGCTCACCGTGCCCCCGTCAAGGGTTAGGGCTTTGTTTCTTATAACAATTTCGTTATTTATCTCGCCACCTTCTCCAAATCTTAAGCCCCGTAATTACAAGCAGGCCAAGGATTAGAGTGCGCCAAGGAATATAAACATCTCCGAAATACCCTTGAACTACCAAGCCATAATCGTCTAACGAAATGGCGAATAAGTTCTTTAAGTCAATCACGCTCCCACCTCGCAATCGTGTCCATAAGCCCATTCTTGGGCGTCTAACTCTTGGGAGAGGTCAAACAATCTCCCACATTCCACGCATATGGTTAGCGGTCTTTCTTTGGTCTTCATTCTTTCCCCTGTCTTTCTTTTAAGGTTTACGGGTGTTTCCCGTCTTACCTTGTGCCCCGCTCAGGTCTTGAGCCTGTGCCCTCTGGTTAAGGAGGCGGGGCGGTCTTGCTAGTTTTCTTCTGTCTCCGTCCACATTTCGGGGGCTTGTGCGCCAATTTCGGCATCAATCAAACCCCATTCAATTAGCACGCTTATGGCGTTATCAAAATCCTTAAAACTTTGCATATTGTCCACCAAGTCTAGAATTAAGTGGTGGCTTTGATTGTCTGGGTCATATGCCATTAGTTCACCCCGCAAGCGGTTAGAAACATTTCCCGATTAAAGCGGGGGTTAGTGGTTTCTAACTTGTCCGCCATATTGTGGGAAAGTTGGAATTTTAACTCTCCGTTTCCGTGCCAACTTGTAGCGATAACCTCTGCTATTAGTTCAAAGTCTTTGCGTGTCATTTTCTGGCCTTCTTAACCTCTAGTGAAAGGGGAACTAATTCAATCTCTAGGGCGGGAAAAGTAGAAGAGATTAAAAGGTCTTTAAGATAAACCTCTAATTTCTCCTTGGTGTAATAAGTAGAGCCAATCTCCACTACTTGGAACCTAACTGTATATCTGGTCATTTCTTGCTCCTGTCTTCTTGCAAATCCTTGGCAAGTATCTCCTGCCTAGGTAATTGCGTGCCCCCTGTCGGTCTTGAGCCGTCGCCGTCGTTAGCGGGCGGGGGGCGGTGGTTCTATAATTCGCCGTTGATGGCCTTAATTACGCCGTCCATATTGTCGGTGAATATCTTCACACTGTCGAGATTGATACCGCTTGAATAATCGCACTCCTTGTTAAGGAAGAAAGTCTCGACGCCGTAATGCTCTGTCAAGATAAAGCGGGCTAGTGGCTCGTAGTCTGTGTTTCCTGTTGCCATTACATACATTTTTGAAACTGTCTTGATGATGTCTTTTTCTGTCTTCATTTGGTGCTCCTGTCCTGCCTTTGCGTGGTTGCTTGGGCTAGTAAGAGGAACTTAGTGGCTAGATTTGTGCGGTGTCAACGAGCAAAGGGGGGTTTCGGGACATTGTTATCAAATCGTTATAATCGAACATCTGTTTGAATTGGTGCCCTCTGGATTATTGATTAGGTCTTTTTGAATTCAATTTATAACGGGGGGATAAGTGCAGGGGGGATAGACGCACGCCATAAATATTTATTTATTACCCCAAGAAAAGTCTTTAAAACCTAGCCAACTGCTAACGGTCAGGTCATAAGCAGGGGTCAGGTGTATGTCTAACCGTCAGGTAGAGGTCTAGAGTTTTGACCTAGGGTTATTTAATCAGCGTGCAATACTATACTGTACTCTTCCTCCAAAATTTTCTGTTATATACCCCCCAGAATATAGGCACAAAGTGCCACAAATAGGACATTTTTAAAAATATATACGAACCTAGTGTTCGGTTTTAGCCCTTCGAACAGGTTATCTTATATAGTAGTTAAAACTACAGAGTTCAAACGAACTCGTCGTTTTGGCTCCTCGTTCGTTGAATATAATATATAAATATTTAACCTACGAAGTAGGAGACGACCACAGTTATGCCGTTTAACGGGTAGCGTTATATGACCGATTTAAGGGGCACGTAATGGGACGAAAGCCAGGGATACAAAATATACCAAAGGGCGAGGCCCAAGAAAAAGTTTTAATACAATTACAGCAAGGTTCTACCATTACAGCCGCTATGGCATCCGTTGGTCGTAATGATGTTACCTTCCGCCAATGGTCGATGCAAGACCCCGCCTTTAAGGAGAGAGCCGACAAAGCCCGCCTTATGGGTAAGGGAGTTATCGCTGACTTAGGGGATTTGAAATCTATAGCCTTCCCTGACTTCTCAGAGCAGTTCCTAGATACTAAGTTGTTTGAACATCACCTTGATTGGATTGACCTGATTGAGGGTAGGACTCCTAGGTGGCTACACCCATCTATGACCTACGAGCCAGGTGCTGACAACCGTGTGTTGATTAACGTACCCCCTGAACACGCTAAGTCTACAACCGTAACCATAAATTACGTTTTATATAAAATTGTTACCAACCCTAACTCAAGAGTAATTATTGTCTCTAAGACTCAGGGTATGGCTAGAAAATTTTTAGGTGCGATTAAGACTCGTCTTAGCCACCCCGCTTTTATTAAACTCCAGACCGCCTTCGGTCCTAATGGAGGATATAAGGCTGACGCTACTCAATGGTCAGCAGATATGATTTACCTAGGCACTGGAAGAGATTCTGGTGAGAAGGACCCTACGGTACAGGCTTTAGGATTTGGGTCTCAGATTTACGGTGCAAGAGCAGACCTGATTATCCTAGATGACGTTGTGATGAACTCAAATGCCCACGAATGGGAAAAGCAAATTGAATGGCTTCAAAAAGAAGTTATCACACGTTTGGGGCGGCACGGAAAACTGCTAGTAGTAGGAACCCGTGTCTCCTCAATTGATTTATATAAAATGATTAGAGATGGCGGACAATGGACTGGAGGCAAGTCTCCTTTCACATACTTCGCCCAACCAGCAGTTTTAGAATTTGATGAAAAGCCAGCCAACTGGAAAACCTTATGGCCTTGGACTGATAGACCAGAGGGCGAAAAAGATGAAGCAAATGAGGAAGGGCTGTTCCCTAAGTGGGACGGACCCTCGCTATTTACGAGACGCTCTGAAGTGGCCCCATCTGTCTGGGCTATGGTCTACCAACAAGAAGATGTCACAGAGAATTCAATCTTTTCTCCAACCTGTGTCGCAGGTAGCGTTAATGGAATGCGAAAAAGAGGACCTCTCAAGCCTGGAGTCCCAGGACATCCGAAGCATTGTGAATCTACATATACAGTTATTGGCCTCGACCCAGCAATGGCGGGAGCAACAGGAGCGGTAGTTTGTTCTTATAACCGTGCTGATGGAAAGATTTATATTTTAGATTGTATTAATATGACAGACCCTACACCAGCCAAGATTCAAAACTTGATTGAAGAGTGGGTCCCTAAATACAAGCCACAAGAAATACGAATTGAAATTAATGCCCACCAGAAGGCTTACGCTCTGGATGATAACCTAAGAAATTATCTAGCCCAGTATGGCTGCCAACTTAACTCACACTTTACTGGCAAGAACAAATGGGATGTTGGGTTTGGTGTAGCATCTATGGCAAGCCTTTTTGGCTCAACCAGAGATGGTAGATTTCAAGACAACAATATAATAGAATTACCAAGCAATGAAGGCTCTGAAGGTCTTAAGACTTTAGTTCAAGAACTTATTACTTGGAAGCCTGACACTAAGAACCCAACTGACTGTGTAATGGCTTTATGGTTTGCGGTTATACGTATCCGTGAATTAATGCAACAATCAACACGAATTGGGCAATACCAAAATAATCGATGGGCTACAAGAGCGCAACAGTCAAGACGTGGTTCACTTAATTTAGACGAAGCCTTTGCAGAGCAATGGGCTGGAACTTACAACTAAAGGAGATAAGATGGCAGCCAAAAAACGTCCAGATGTGTCTTGGGTTAACCCAGGCGCTAAAGGCAGTAATGCAGAAAAATATAAAGAAGCAGTACAAACTATTTCAGAAACTTCAGAAACTAAAAAAGATATATCCAGTGGCCCTAGTTTAATTGCTGCTGTTGGTGCAAAATATAAACAAAATCCTACAGCCGCTATTGCAAGATTTAAAAAATCTTTTGTTAAAAACAATCCAAATAATACTCCAGTATCTTGGCGTGCTACTACTGGTATTAGTAATAAAGAAGTAAATAAAGTGTACCGCCCAATGGGTGACTAATTCAATTTTCTATCGTTAGGACATAAATGGCATTAACAATTGAACAGATATCGGCACGGGTTCAATCCCTGCGTTATCGTAATAGCGAGAGAGATGCTCGCAACTTAGATGTTCTTGCTGTGCGTAAAGGAAAAATTGCTGAAGTTTATCCTGATTTTTTTCCAGATGGCGTAGATGCTAATGTCGTTGCAAATTTTATTGATGTTGTTGCCAGGGACCTTTCAGAGGTTATGGCTCCTCTCCCAGCAGTCAACTGCTCGGCGGCTAATGCGGTTAATGACCGTGCTCGTTCTTTTGCCGATAAGCGTACTCGTATTGCTAGCAATTATTTCCAACACTCTGATTTATCTGTTCAGATGTATTCGGGAGCGGACTGGTATATAACATATGGATTTATTCCATTCGTAATTGAATTAGATGATGATGCAAAAATGCCTCGCATTCGTATTGAAAATCCAATTGGCTCATACCCAGAGTTTGACCGATATGGTCGTTGCGTAGCATTTGCTAAAAGATATACATTGACATTAGGCGAACTGGTAACTCAGTTCCCAGAGTATGATTCCACAATCCTTGGACAAGATGGATACAAACAAGATTTAAATGGTCAAGTAGAAATGATTCGTTATTATGATAAAGACCAATCAGTTGTTTACTTACCAGCAAAAGATAATTTAATTCTATCACGGGCCAAGAATCCTCTTGGTAAGATGATGGTAGTTGTAGCACGTAAACCATCTATTGATAGCGAACTACGTGGACAATTTGATGACGTACTTGGAATTCAGTTACTTCGTAATCGTTTTGCTTTACTTGCAATGGAGGCTGCAGAGAAATCTGTCCAAGCACCTATTGTTCTTCCACAAGATGTACAAGAACTACAGTTGGGTGGAGATGCGGTTATCCGTACTGCCAACCCAGCAGGTGTCCGTCGTGTAGAACTTACACTGCCGCAAGGCGCATTTACAGAACAAACATTACTTAACCAAGAACTTAGAGTTGGTGCTCGTTATCCAGAATCACGTACTGGTAACATTGACGCATCTATCGTTACTGGTCAAGGTGTACAGGCTCTTATGGGAGCATTTGACACTCAAGTCAAATCAGCCCAAGCAATCTTTGCAGCAGCACTTCGTGACGTAATTCGTTTATGTTTTGAAATTGATGAAATAATTTTTCCAGAAGAAAAAACAATCCGTGGTGTTGATTCTGGTTCACCATATGAAATTACCTATAAACCAACTAAAGACATCAAGGGTGATTATTCAGCCGATGTTCGTTATGGAATGCTTGCTGGTCTTAACCCAGCCCAAGGTCTTATTTTTATGTTGCAAGCACTTGGTGGTGGATTAATCTCTAGAGATATGGCTATGCGTGAATTGCCATTTACAGTTAACGTAACACAAGAACTCGAAAAGATTGAAATTGAAAATATGAGAACATCTTTACTTGGTTCTCTAACAGCATTAAGTCAAGCAATTCCTCAGATGGTCGCAGGTGGACAAGATGCATCTGGTATAGTAAATAAAATTGCTGCGGTTATCAAGGCTCGTCAAAAGGGTCAAGCATTAGAAGATGCAATTGAGGCCACATTCGCTCCGCAGCAACCAGTTCCTCCTGCTGGAGTTTCTACATCTATGGTTGAGCAAACGTCCCCTGCTCCCTCTGGTGCTCCAGTAGGAGGCGCTCTTCCACCTGGACAAGGCGGAGAAATGGTTCCACAACAGGCTCCAGATATTCAAACAATTCTTTCAAGTTTAACCGCAAGCGGAAAAGGTAATGCACGAGTAGTAACTAGAAGTTAATTAGGTAGGGGACAATGACAACAATTATCGGTTTAGAATATAAAGACCGCTGCTTTATAGTTGCTGATAGTCAGACTACTGATGCTGATGGTAGAATTTATACTCACCCTGAAGTTAAAAAGATTTCAGAGAGTGGTATGTTTTTAATTGCTGGTTCTGGAGAAACACTTCCCTGCGATATTGCACAACATATTTGGGAACCACCAGTTCCAACCAAACAAGACAGAGAAGACTTGTATCATTTTATGATTGTAAAGGCTATGCCTTCTCTTCGTAAGTGTATGTCAGATAATGGTTACAACTTTGATGAAGATACAAAAGAAAATAGATTTCAATTTATTATGGCTATTGGTGGAGAAATATTTGATGTCGACCAAGAGTTATCAATAAGCAAATCTGCAGACGGGGTATATGCTGCAGGCTCTGGTGCTACATATGCACTAGGTGCTCTATACGCTGGAGCAGATGCATATGAAGCAATGGAAATTGCATCTAAACTTACAGCATTTACAGCAGGTCCATATATATCAAAAGAACAACCTAGAAAAATTAAGTAGGAGGAATAATGGCTGAGAATCGTGGAGGAATGCGCCCAACGGCGCCACAGAATAACCCAGCAAACGTTTCCGCAACTGGTGGAGCGGGACAATCTGGAACTCAGGCTGCAAGATATATTCCTGGAATGAGTCAATTAGGTTCTACTGGTGTAGAAACAATGGCTCAACAACAATCTGCTCCTATGGCAGGCCCAAGTCAATCTACACCTACTATGCCACCTATTGTTCCTTTAACTTCTCCAACCGAAAGAGTTAATGAACCAATTACAACTGGTATGGATTTTGGCCCAGGCGCAGGAAGTGAAGCATTAAACCTTCCTCGTGAGCGAAGCCTTTCTGAAATTCTTGCATCAATGATTGATGTTGACCCAACTGGGGATGTTCAAGAACTTTATAACTATGTAGCGTCAAGAGGTTTATAAGTTGAGCAATCCAATAACTACAATTGCTGGCTTGTCTCCTGGTGTCGCCACCGCTGCAGTCCAGTCTAATTTGTCTAATTCAGAAAAACAACAATTAGCCGCTTTTACCGAGTTGAAAAAAACACACGATTTTCTTACAACATTGCCACAAAATGATGCATATAAAAGTTTTAGTAATTTAACTCCAGAATGGCAGTCAGCCCTTAAGTCTTACTTTAGCCCTAAATATGTTCAAGAAGATAGAGGCTTTTTTGGAAATATTGGAAGAAGTTTAAGTTCATCTGCAGATTACGCTGTACAAACTTTTAAAGAACTTGGTATGCAAATTGCTGGATTACCAATTACCCCTACAACATCTGTAAACCCAGCAGAAGCAATTTTAACTCTTGCTACTGGAACACCTGTTGCTGTAAATAAAGAAACTGGCGTTGCGTCTGGTGCTGGAAGAGTTCTTGAATCTTTGGTTCGTCCACAAGAAAAACTTGTTAAGCAACCATATAGAGCAGCACGCTTGGCTCAAGAAGAAGGCGATACTGCAGAATTTCTTTTTGAAAGATTTTTTGTCGAAGGATTCAAAGAACTTTTACCAGGTGGGGAAGATGCAACAGTAGAAGATAATTCTCAAAACTGGAAAAGATTTTGGGAACAAGCATCTGATAAAGAAAACGTATTTGATAAGAGTGAAGTTGAAAAGATTAAACAAACACTTACTCCAGAGGTCGCTTATGTTGCACAGTTGCTTGCTGGTAGAAAAAACTTTATAGATTATTATGACAAATTATTAACTGACCCTAAGGCTCTTAATATTGTCAATCGATTTACAAGCGGTTTACCAGAAGATGAAGAAATAAGAAAATCAGTTGGTAGTGCAGTTGCTAGTTTTGAAAAGGCTAAAATCAGCCCAGGAAGAGATGTTGCACGTTCTTTAGTTAGTCTATTTCCGTTTGAGGCCGAAAAAGCAATTATGGGCGACGGTAAAGCCAGTTTGTTTTTTAATACAATTTCTGGCGGTATTGACTTTAGCGTAACGTTTGGCTTGGACCCATTAATTATTGCAGGTAAGGCTAAACGTACCGCTGATATTGCACGTTTTGGTTTAATTAAACTAGGTGAGAATCCAGCAAATCTTGAAAAGGCGTGGAGAAATCGCAGTGTTCGTAGATACTGGGACAACTTAGGTAAATTATTTCAAGAGTATAACCTTGGAGATATTGCTACCAAGGGTAAAGTATTAACTCGTGTTCAAGAACGTTTCCCTGAAATTAATTTAGATGTTGCAAGATATATGGCGCCTAATATTAAAGACGCAGATACTGCCTTAGAGTTCTTTAGAGGCGGAGATATCATTGATGACATTGTTAAAGGCAATGCTGGACTACGCAGAGACCCATTAATACCACGCTACACCTGGGGTCGTAGCCTTACAAACACAGTTCGTGATGCGCTTACTAAAAATTTACCAAATTCAAAATATTCGTCATTAAATCTTCCTGACACGGTAGATGATATTGCTCGCTTACTTGATGAAAACCCAGTTGGCTGGGCAGATAAAATTGGTTACAAAGAAGTAACTGGCAGAGGGTTAACTGGTTTTGACAAGGGTAAAAGATTCAAGTCTAAAGATGCTAGTACTGCCGCTAAGATTGATTCACTATTTCGTCAATTTTCAATTGCACCATCTCAAGAACGTTTAATATCTTTAACAGATACAACAAGTGCTGACCAAGTATATCGTTTAATGCGAACAGTTGTAGATAAAGGTTCTGCATCTACATTTCGTGCTGCTTGGATTGCAGCAACCGAAGGTCAACGTTTACTTATGTACAAGGGTATGTTAAAAACCCTTGCTTATGGAATGGGTTTAGACCTTACTGCTGGTGGTAAAAAGTTTATTGATGAAATTGATGTTATGTCAAAAGAACTTTATTCAGTAAACCAAAGTGCTCTTGACCTGGGAGAGTTTTCAAGAATATTAGGAACTGCTAATCCAGTTGGTTTGCCAGCCCCAGAGGGCGTTCGTAAATTAGTTGCAGATGCAACCGATATAGTAACAGCAGAAGGAAAAGCAAATCGTCTTGCTGCCTCTACCGCTGC